CACCGGTTGCTTGCCATGGTTTAACTTCCACAGCACATATCTTTCGACATGCCTTTTAAGCCTTTTCTCGAAGAAATTCACGGAAAAGATTAAAAGTCTGAGTACTAACTCAGAATGCTTTAAGAGGCCCTTTCTCGATATCATATTTTAACTAATTAATTAGTATATGACCTTGGGATAGATCCTGGGCATTAGTCTACAATATCTATAATAAAGGTAATTAACCTTGAGATGTTGCTAAATTAATGTAGCTCACTCGTAAATAGAAATGTATAACATAAGAATTAGTACTAATTGTAGTTACTAACGCGAACTGTTATCGTTTCTCTACGGCATAACGATTCTCCAATATGGAGTTACTGATAGTTTTCCTGCTGCTTTGATTTCTCGAAGCGTATTAGGTATAGGAGATAACTTGTTAGCTTTACCTTCGGGTATGAAATCAAAAGAAGATATATAATTATCAACTCTTGAAGACTTATCCAAGGCCACTTTGTATGGAGGAAGATCTGAACGAAGGTTATATACATACGTATATATCTCATCGTGCATATCTTCCGGGTCTCTATCTTTCAATAGAGCCCATTCTGCAACAGAGTGAACTCTAGCAAGATCAACCTTACTGAAGGGAATAATATCCTCTCCATAAGGATCACTTGCCACTTCCTCTTTCCACGGTTCTTTAGGATCATGAGATAAACCAATACCTCTAATCCCATCGAAATGAGTGGAGAAAGAAAGAAGAGTAGCTGCAAAGCCCTCAACCGAAGCATCGTAGGTACCCTGTAGAAGAGCGATTCTTGATAAAGCATCTCGTGTTAACGAGTCTGCCATAAAAGGAATAACTTCTTCATTAGCTGTATCTACCCGCTCATCGAAAGACGAAACCTGTGGAATCAGATCTTTAGGATCTGCAAAACCAAAATCAACGTTCAATAAACGCGTCACATAATGTAACGTGCTAGTAAACGGAAGACTTGGATTCTCCAAGAATTCGTACTCCTCATCATGAGGATCGACTAGTAACGCAACTGCATTACTTAGCGGAATATGGTTCGAATGAGCCATATACCCTAACAACGCCATCAAACCGTATAATGCATCTTTCTTATTATTAAGAATGAAATCATTAATACGAGTATTAACGGCAGGACTCAATGCTTTCACAAGCATTGATACTGTTGGGATTAATCCTTTTCGACCGAATTTAACCGCTTGGTTAACTCGGCCTAAAAGACTGTCTTCCGCCATCACCTGTTTCCAGGATAGAGCGCTAACGTCCAAACCATTTACTCCTGTTCGTTTTGCGAATTCAAACGCAGCACGATCATGAGCGATTAGACTCTTAGAAAGGTTCACTCCAACATTCAACTGTTTCATAACCAATATATATTGGTCGAAAAGAAGTTTGTCAAAGATAACTATATCATCACCTAAAATTTCATATCGTATTTCCCATTTATCCAATTCTGGATAGACAAGAGATGAACAATACTGAAGTATTAGATGATGAGTAAGAGCTAACATGGCCCAAGACGAAAGGCAACCCATTGGTTGTCCAGTGTTGTAGGATACATATGATCCACTAGGAATATCATAGGGATTACCTCTAATAATAAAAGGTCTATCCCGTAATAATCCTCCCCAATGCGTACCCAAGCTAGAACCTGTAAGATTATTTAAAATATCTATTTGTAAATCTATAGGCAATCTATCTGTCGCCGAAGAAAGATCAGCTGAATAAGCTAATCCTGCTTCTTTCGATTTAAGTAAACATCTAGTAAAAGATGCATCTTGATCAAAAGTTCCATCATTTGGAATTGATTTTAATAAATCAAATAACGAATCATGTAACGGAGATAAAAGAGATTGAGTCCATATATCACAAATAGCAAAAATCCGTAATTTACCAGCTGCTTCTTCTTTAAAAGATAACTTTCCTAAAGCAATATCGTCAAAAGACAATACTGATTTAGAATGAGGAATCCAACCTTTCCCATAACGGGTAAGTAAGTCGAAACAAAGGTCAATTACTAGATTTAAAGTTTTAAATAAACCAAAGGATTTAGTAAGGGTCGCATAAAGTTTAAAATGATCATAAATTTCAGGATATTTTGCCAAAGCAATAGCATCTGTTAGTAAAGAACTAATAGAAACTTTGTTATTTGGTCCTGCCGATAATGATCGGATAGGATATTCTGAAGGTTTTATGTTAAAGGTCTTTAAGCCTAAATATGATAAATATTTAGAAGTATCCTTTGAAATCAATTTAATCACATCAAACTGAGCCAAACATGGATCAGTGATAGTATTTAAATTAACTTTCATCGGAGCTTTAAAGATACGATAAATTGAAGTAATAGTTAACCACATTCGAATAGTTCCCGGGTGTAAAGCCCGGATAGCTTTTCTATCCATCGTCCCAATAAAGGTCGGAAGACCATTAGCAAGACGAGGAAGTGGTAAACTAGGTTCAATATCTCTTAAACTTTTACAAGGGTCACCTGCAATCGCTCGTTGAATAGCCACATTGGAAGCTTTTAACCATTTAACAGTGGTCAAAGCTCCATGATGACTATAAAACTTAAGGATACTATCAATAAAATTGCTTAATCGTCTTAGCCGTGGAGAAATTCTACTCGAAGGATTAGATAAAGAGAAGATTAATAATCTAGCTTTATATCTAGCAATCGAGTTAAGAAGAAATTTCTTTCTTCCTAACGACAACATAGTTCTATCAGAAGTATTACGTACTTTATCTTTAAACCGTGAAATAAATGTTTTAATATTTTGTTTCATTGTTTTAATTATATAGTATAAATACTCTTCAGAGCTACTTCCGCTGTTCCAATTAAGGGACGGCAGTTGAAGTGAGTGTTACTCCTAGGTTTAATCGCTTCTTAAGAAGATTTGATAGGACACCTAGCCATATTCTGGGACTGGAATGGATGGAACCAGTAAGATTAATCTCAGATTAAGACCTTTTCACGGGTCTT